GCGCTGATAAAGATTCTGAAAGGCCGTCCGGTTCATCATCGTGACTGATCCATTCCGATAGACCCTGTGAGGCCACGTAACCTCATCAAGCGATACCAGAGGTAGCGTTTCGCACCGGCAATTCGGACATTCCCCGCCGTGATATTTCCCAAGCGTGCTCTTCTGCCCGATTAATGCTTCCGGCGACGGTGGGTCGTTCCAGAACACGATAATGTCGTTCATCTTGCGATGCGATTCACGCACGCGCCGGTCATTCGATGTGATCCAAACGTAAGCCGGTACGTCCAGGTCTTCTGAACGGACCCGCGTCACTTCCGTGTGCGCTTTGGATATTTCCGTGCGGGCGATCAGTTTGATCTTGTTTGCGGTAAGCTCCGCACAATGAACCCGCAACATCTTCATCAGGTTGCCGGTTCGCTTGCCCTTCCCGACTTCCTCCGCTGCGTAGCGCGTGACCTTTTGCGCTAAATCATACGGGATAGATTTAATGAGCTTCGCGTTCTCATCCAGAAGATTCCGGTATGCCTCCCGCATGGCGGGCCGATTCATCTCCTGCTGCAATGCCCCATATATACGCCGCGAGTGCGTGGCCTTCATCACGGCTTCCCGCCATGATTTCGCGCTGGTGAACGCGACTTCCGAAACCATGCGCTCTGCGGTGCGTTCCGCCGCCTTTTGGAATTTCGGGTCTTGAGCTATTGCTTCAAGTGCCTGACTGGTTGGTTCTGAGGGCCGGAAACGCTTAAACAACTTCAGCATTTCCCGTTCGTACAGGTCGATCAATCGACCCCAAGGTTTCTTTTCAATCGCCGTCTTGACTGGTTTTTTTGTCGGCATTGTCTCGCCGTGCGCTGAAAGCGTAATTGGAGAACCCGCCGGCCAAAGTCGCCAGCGCAGTCAAAATCGGCATCAAGCCGTAACTTGTCTTCTCTTCCACTCTGCCCAACGCCACCGCACCGGCCAAAACTGCCAGAATCAGCAACAGGCAAAAGCCGAAGATCATCCGCATCCGGTCAGAACTCAATCGGCACCTTCCGGCATGCCAAAGTTATCATTCGCGCGAAACGCCGCCCATTGCGGAAATCCATTCGGGTCGGGAGGCCATGAGTAAACAAGATCACTAGAAACCGGGGCAGATACATGCCCACATTCCCACCACCGAAATACAGTACCAAGAACCATTCAGGACCACTCTGGCAGGTCTATCGTCTGCCCCTTAAAGCCATGCGTGCAATCATCCAGGTACTGAATGCGACCATCCCTTACGAACGAATGGCAGCGTGGGATGTCCCCGGAACCATAAACCAAAATCGACGGATTGAATGTTGGACTTTCCATAGAACCGTTCCAACTCCAGCACGGATGCGATTCCGTATTTGTTACGTCCGGTGGGACACGCACCTGATGGGAACACTCACAACCGGGGCAATGAAAAGCGTACAGCGTACCTTTCGCATCATGCCCCAAGTGAACCAACTTGCTCATAAAATCTACGCTGAATAATCATCGGTGATGATGAGTGCAATAGCACCCACCATCACCAACATGAGTACCACCATTACGATACGGACGGCGCGGCAGAAGCAGCGGGAGCAGGCGTAAACTGAGCCGTCGCGGCATCCAGATTCGACTGGACCTTTTTCAAACTGGCAACAGCCGTCTCAATCGCCGCCGAATCGTTATTCGCCTGCGCTGCCGTAATCGCTGCGGTTACTGCCGCAATCTCCGCACTTGCACTGCTGGTGAGCGCGGCCACTTCTGCGTTCAAATCGTCAATAGCTGCCATAATGTATTCATTCCCCTTCTTGATTTCCTGAACATCGATCAGAATTACTTCCAAAATTCGTCTTAACTGATCGAAACTATCCATGCCTTACCTGTCGTCCCGGCTACGGTTCATGGATGACCGATACTGCCCGTTACCATCGGCTTGCCGAATCCACCGAAGATGAAGCATAGATGTGTGTGTCGGGCCAAATCTCTGATCCAGTTGTTCCATCACACTATCAAAATGCTCTTTCGGTTTCGGCTTCAACGCCTGCGCGGCGCGGTCAAAAAAATCTGGTTGCTGCTGTTTCATTGTTCACTTCCAATGGTCTAAATTGCCGGTGACAATATCGCTGATCCAAATATACAACGGGCGAACGACACAAGCCGAACCGAAAACAACCAGCGCAATGCCGAACCCAACCACAGCGTCCCGAATCGTCATGCCGCCAACCTCCAGTTAGGAATGCGCGTACTCACGAAGTACCTGCAAGCATCCGGCGCGTGGTCATGCGCCTTGATCGGTTGCTCACGCCCACTGTTTGCCCGCTTCGTGTCCCATGCATAAGCGTTCATTTCACGGATTAGGTTAACGCACCGCCGATGGATTCGCAACTTTTTACGATTCAACATCGTGCTTACTTTGCGGATACCCTCAAGAACCTCGTTATCGGCGGAGGTAACGAAAATGCCCTTCTGTGTCAGTTCTGCCCGAAACGAAGCCGCGCTCGGATCGAGAATCACCCCCGCCCATTCGCGCTGATCGACTTGCTTCTTCTGCTCACCGAATGCCAGTGGATCGTTGCCATTCATGAAGTCCATCAAATCGGCGGCATACTCAGAATCCGTCTTCTGCCGCATCATTGACCGGCTATCCCAATAGTATTCCCGGTCCACCCATACGGTTGTCCCGTCGTCGTATATGTCCAGATAGACCATCGGGTTGACGGTTCCGAAATCAATGGCAACCCAATGCTCAACGTGATTGTTCCGCCGCTCCAGTCCTGCTGGCCGGCCATTGGCGTGATCGTAGAAAATATCATCCGTAATCACATCCCGGTAAATCGCGCCCTCGGCAATGACCCACAATCCGAGGATGTTTTGCTGATAAAAAACACCAGTGAAGGACCGTTTCAGAAAGTCCTTATCCTTGTCAGCAATATTCGGGTTATCGTCCATCGTATAATTGTCGGACCACACATAACCAGCGGCCCGCAACTTCTCGTTGTCGATGTATTTCGACTTCAAATAATGAAATGGACTGGCGGGATTCGTCGTCCCCCACATTCGTGATTCAGGCAAGGACAATCGGGAGACAGCCATATCGAAGAAGCTCTTAGGGTAGAGCGTCAATTCGTCGCCAAGCCAAATCCCTACCGTCGAACCTTTGATTTTGGCGTGCGCCCCTTCGTCACCCGCCCCGTATACCATGAACGGACGCCGGTAAATGAACAGTTCGCCGGATTGCTGATTGTACTGAAAATTCCCATCCCCAACGAATGACTGAATATCGTTCAGTATATTGTTCTTGGCAGATTGCTTGGTTTTGCCGGTAATCATACCGACTCCACCAGGCCACCATCCCGAACGGAGCCAAACGCATAACTTCGCGTTAGTGGTCTTCGTTTTGGAACTACGAATCGAACCAACCAAAAAGTTCAGGCGAGCGTCATCAACCGGATGCCGGCGGATGAATCGCCGAGACCGCTCACCGAAAGGCCGCAAGCCGGTAATCGGTCCACCGGACGGCGGCAATACGAATGGCTTTTTCTTTGCCTCGCTACCTGATTCCGACACGGCTAAATCCTAAACAGCCAGGATAGCAATTTAGAGAAAACAAATTCCCGCTTCACTTCTTTCGGGCAATGCGGACAGTCCACCATCTGAATCAAACTATGCAGCAACCGGACGCGATGCCCACACTCCAGCGTCACAATCTCAGTGTGCGGTTCTCGTACTGATGTGATTCGCTTCAACATCCTGTTTCGCTTTCCTGCGCCGCATCCACTTGTCTAATCCTAACGCACGGATTTCCTGTTTGAATTTCACTCGCCGAACATCGGCACGATCCAGCAAGTCAACCAAAGTTGTTGCTTTCCGTTCATCCTTCATAAATCTCCCCGGACTTATGACAAGACGTGCAGGCCGCGCAAGTGATAAACGGAGCCGGGAAGTACACCACGAACTCTTCGCCGCCGCATTTGCATTTCAGCTTATACGGTTCCGGCTCATCGGCTTCCGAGAAGGGATAACCCTCCTCGCCATACGACGGCGGATAAATATCGAAATCGCAAGAATTGGTGGGCGAAGCCATAGTTAACATGTCCCCCGGACTCGTTTCCTGACTGGCCTTTCTCGCCCGTAATTGCTACACAACTCATCAGAATATTACGCGCCCAAACCGAAACGCTGATTACCCCGCCGGCCTTAGCCGCCGCCTCAATCGCTGCCAGTTCTTCACTGGTCAATCGAATATGCAGTATTCGATCTCTACGTCCATCCGGGGCCGGTCTTGCCATTACTCGACCCCTTCCAGATAAATCATGTGACTAGGATTCAGATACCGTATTGAGTCCACCCCGGTAGAGCAAAACAAAACCTTGTATCCACTACCGAAAGGGATCGTCATTGCCTTCCTGATTGGGTGGAATCTTAACTCCACATCGTCGGGCGAATAAATTATGGCCCGTCCCGACCCATTCAAAAGCGGCAACTCAAAAATCTGTACTTTACGAGCTAAGACGAAATGGCAACTAAGGAGAGAGCAAACTTCAGATTCTCTTCCAACTAAAAGCCCCTTTGGAATCAATACCGATATGGGACTTCCTAATCCATGCAATGCCATTTTCTGAATACATGGCTGAATACTAGCCGCCACTACCGCCGCTGGCTCATCCCTCCATCGTATAAGGGACGTTCGCCTAACACACGCTGCCGTTGGCGCATTGGTTAAACCGTGGCAAAGTCTCTTGCCGCTCGGATCAACGTAACCAGAATAAGCCACGTTATCGAGAGCTTTACAGAACGTCCGTTGGACCCCTCTATACTTTTCCAACGCCAAATTCGATAATGTCCAGGAACCATCCTGCCGCGCCTGCTCCTGCATTTCATCCACATCCTCCTTGCAGAAATACATGAATTCCGCCCATGCCGTCAATGTGTAGCTTACGTCATCAGTAACAGCCCGAAGTGTTACATCACGAGCGCATCCAGGAATGCCATCATACTTCCGATCATCAAGCAATTCCGTCTGAAGCTCCAAAAAAGCAACCGAAGGCAATCTCATACCTAGAACTGTATCACAGAACCGCCGCCCTGTGCCCAGTTATTTCCCGGCCCTTACTTCATTCGGACCATCAACTTGTCAAGCGCGTCGTGCATCCGGCGACGATAATCCATCGCGTCCGTCTTCGGCTTCTCCCAATTCCGGCATGACCAGTATTCCGCCGATGTGATCGGTTTCTTCACCGTGGGATCGTCACAATGATGCCGCTCCCGATACGCCGCCCGCCGCTCCGGGTTGCCGCGCTTGATCGTGTACCCACGAGCACCGAAATTGACTTTCCTGATATTGCCGGTCTCGGGGTCGCGGACGTACACCTTGTACTTCTTCACGTCCCCCGGCATGATCTTGTTCAGCTTAACTTCCCGCCCGTGATACTCGGCCATTACCTCTCACCTTTCATCGACCAGGATTCACGCCGCCTTCAAGAACGCTCGATCCTTCAACGTGAACCGAATCGGTTCCTGCTGGACTACCGGAGGCACCACCGGCAAAGGTCGCATCGGACGCGGTACCCTATGCGCCGCTAACAGCCGCCCGATAAACTTCAGCCATTGCGAATCGGACAATCAACTAACCCCTTTGTTTTAGCGAATCGTAGCAACTCGTCCTGTCTCAGGCCGGGAAAAACCGACACCCAGTAGCACGATTGGCGGAAATAAAGAACTATTCCGCCTCGCCCGTTTCCGCCTCTTTGGCCTTTTCCCGCAGAATCTTTTCCCAACTGATCGAATCCGAACCTTCCGGCAATTCCACCGGACCGCCCGCTATCGCCGCTGCGAGTTCCCTCATGCCATCATCAGATACCGCGCCTTCCGGTGCCTTCTCCCGCCATCCCATTCGATTCTTAACCCACAAAGTACAGGCCCACGGCTGCGCCTTTGCCATTGATCGGACGATGCTTTTCACTGGTATCGCGTTGATTTGCGGGATTCCCGTGGCAAGCTCATGCGCGAAATGCTTTCGCATGGTCGGCTCGGAAATGCCCTTCGGCCCGATGCATACGCAAATATCTTTATGCGCGAAGCCTGCCGCCACCAAACTCATAACCGTCATGCGGTCAGATTCGGTAGGAACGTATTCAGGCCGTCCCCGCCCGTCCGGTTGAGTAACTTTCTTTTTACGCGGTTTGGCCTTGCGTTTTTGCGGCTGCGGCTGCTGGTCGGAAAAAGTGAACACAAAAAAAATACCTTGATGCGCGAAAAATAATTAACGCTTGTTAAACCTTTACGATTGAAAGATTTAGGGGATACTCGATTCGGTCAGACTGCCCAGGCGTTACTCTCATGGTCGGCGTTTCGGATGAGAATTTCGACGTATTCCATGGCGGCCTGCCATGTGAGAGTAAAGCAGAGATTATTCAGTCCGTAAGTCACGCGCCACCGGGATGGTTTAGTTGGTTCCTTGAAGATACGGAATTTCATTGGAGTAAGCCGCCGATGCCGAGACTGGAGATCTCAAAAGCTGAGAAACGATACCGGGATAACAAGGCCGGAAGGATGATGTCCAGAACGTTAGGCTTTGGTTGCCGCCAGCAACCGGGAGCCGCTACAACGGAAACCGTATGCCCGATCTGAAGGTTGGCGTAATATCCAAGAATTAACAGACTGCCGGGGTCCACCGGGGCCATGAATGACTCAATCGAGCATTGAGCCAGCAACATCCCCTGCCCTACAGGATCAGATAAGCCAGCCGGAACCGTGGGTGAAGCTATAAGAATGGTCGATACTCTTGGATCGGAGGACCAATGCGCGATTTCAGCAGCAATAGATTCTGGCGTTTCCGATACACAAGACGAAAAGAACGACTGGATATTGCACCGTGCGAGCCGCGTCCGCGCCACGGCATAAAACATTGACTCCGTTATGGATGGAGTAACCGGATGTGTGTAAATCACGGCTACCGTGCCGCTGATCGGTCTCGCCTGAAGCAACGGGTTGAAACCGATTAACACTTGCTGCTCGTCAACGGCGCGGGCCGAAGCCACGAACGGCGTGCTCTTGGCTGTAACGATCTTATGCCCTGCCGCCGCGAAGGAGAAATTCGGCCTTGTAGCGATTTGCACCCCGCCCGGTGTGTTATTCACCATCGTCAGGGCATTCACATCGACAATCACGCAGCAATCGTCAGTTGCCACGCCGGCCACGCTGCCGCCCGATTGCACTTGAAACTCAAGGCTCCCGCATACGGCCTGCTGAATAATACGAATTGCCGCCTCGGATTCGCTGATCTCCCCAGGCTCATAATCCAGTACCGTGACTTCCGGTATATTCATTGTCTGGAGACAGGCTATATCCGATTCGCTCAGGGTATGCCCGCGTGACATAAGCCGCTTCCCATTAGGGCCGATAACGTGATCGAGAAGAACACGCCCTGCGGATTCCGCTGCTGCTGCTGATTTTGGTTGCACTGGTTAAAAATTTGGGGCTACGGAGGCGGTTTCAGCCCGACTGGCACTTCAGCCGTGTTTCGCGTGATGGCGGCGCGACTATCTCCGTAATTCAGCCGCAGGGATGGAGTACGGCTGAGGTCTTGCGGTTTTTCATTGCGGCGAAACTTGGGTAAATCGGCGGCGGAATACGATCCGGGTTAAAACGGTTCACAGGGAAAGTGTCTTTCTCGCCCCAATTCTTAAATTGGCCGCCGCGCACCTTGCGTAAAACGAGAACGGACCCTGTGATCGGTGAAATCCCCCGCTCCCCGCGATACACCGGCTCGTCCTGCACACACGCCAATGCCGCCGTAGGGCTGGAATCCTTCACTACTTTCTGCTTCCATGCTGGTTTTGACTGCACCGCTTTGATGTAGTCCGAAAACGTCAGCCGAATGGTTGATTCACCCGTTGGCACCGCCGCGCCGGAATGAATCATCTGAATAGCCACCTTGGCCCGAATAGAAGCCTTGCCGAACACTGTTCCGTTTTCAACGGTGACGAAAGTATCGTGCATGGATGTGATTTAGGGGATAGTTATCCTATAGCGGCTGTACTGAGCGATTGGCTCATCGGGGGTCTTACCCGCCTATCACGAGGGTTGGTAATCCGGTTCCCGTCCGGTATTTTACTGATTGTGGCTGCTGCTGCTGCTTGTGCTGCCTAGTGAAACTGTCAAAAACAGGATAAGTCCATCAATACACGATTGTCAAACAACCTGAGCCGCTTTATGCGATTCGGCGATCCGCTCCAACCGCTGATTAACTGAAGCCGAATTATTTGATTGATCGGGAATGTGCGCCGCGCACCAGACTTTATTGCCGGAAATCGTCTTTCCGCAAGCCGCGCACGATGCAATGCCGTTGGAGCGAATCATTTTCGATAGCGGGTTGTGCGGTTGACGAAACATCATCGGGATACCCTGACTTCGATTGCCTTCGGGCCTTTCGAGCCAAGCGCAACATCGAAACGAACTTTGTCGCCTTGTCTCAGTGCATTACCATCCACTACACTGTCTCCGTGGACGAAACAATCATCCTCGCCAGTATCGCGGGCAATGAAGCCATACGCCTTTTCCGCGTTAAACCACTTGACCCGGCCCGTCTGATCCCGCTCCTGAATATCTGGCTGTTTTGCCATAGCTGCTGTTGTCTCCCGAACCTTCCCTTATAAAATACACCCACCCGAAACAAAACACAAGACTTTTGTTTTGCCTGTTGCGGCACTTTAGAAAATCGCATACCATCGGGACAGGAAACTGTATGCAGATTGCCATGCGCCAACCGGAAGGCCCGCGTTTCATCGACGGCATCGAACGCATAATGCTAAACGCTCAACTGACCAAAGCATTACGCAGCCGCTACGATGAATGCGGGACCGCGATCATGACCATCGCACGCTTGGCCGGCACCGGAGCGTCCCATTTCGCCAATTGCCGGAAGTGCGGAGCCGACGCGCCGCACCACCTGGATAGCTGCCCTGAACTTGGATACCTGATCCTGGATTACCTCTGGCAAAAAGCATGGGATCAGGCAGACACGCTACACCAAGACGACAGACCATGTAATTTAGTGCCGCCTAAAGAACCGTTTGACCCGCGCCGCCCAGTTGCTCCAAAATCCATCCCGTAACGCCATCAGCGGACCGGAAACGCCAATAATGGCCCATCCCTGTCAGGATTGAGCAGGCCGGGAAGTCCGATCTCCAGATTTTCCCCGCCCTGATGCTTATTTTCCTTGCATACTGAAACCGCATGAGGTTATAGTGTTTCTAGGAACGAACACGGCAATGAAAAACAAAGACACCATCCTCAACGAAGCCAAAATCGCCGGGGCCGCACTTGGGCAGTACGCCGCCGGAACATGGCCGAGCCTGACCATTGAAGGACGCAAAGGCTTAATCCACAAGGCAGCTATCGGTTACGCAGTACGCCTCCCTTTCGGTTCCACGGAAGGCGATATCAACCTAGAAATCGCAGCGCAGGACGCCTTTGAGAATGCCGCGCTGGAAGCCTTCACAAAGGAACTTTCCCGCGAAAGATAAGCATAATTAACTTGCTTCACTACCGCAACGGAGCGAACATCAGATTAACAAAGGAGCAGCGAATGACAAACACGGCACCAACCAAAACCGACCTCCAGAACGGGCTAAAAATCATCATCGCACCGCGAATGCGGGCAAACGCCAAGCGGCCCGATTTACGCCGCGATCATGGATAAGGTCAGCTTCGAGGGATACCAAAGCATCCTGACCATCCTTACCCGGCAGGGACTCATCAGGATCGACAGCAACCACCTGATTCACTGGACAGGGCCGACAGCGTAGGCAGCACGCAGCGCAGCCAGCAAGACAATTCTTCACCACTCAAATAAAGGACACGACCATGAACGCATTTACCATCGACACCGACAGCAACATCACCGTATACGACAGCAAGACCGCCGCAATCGCAGCCGCACTGGCCGAAGAAAGCCGATGCTTTACCAGCCAGGACGAACTGGCCGAGATTCTCAAAGACGCCTCGCTCGCCACCTTGGTAGAAATCTACAATAGCTTTACCGGAATCACGGAAGTAAAGAAGTTCACCTCTCGATTGGTCGGGATCACCCGAATCTTCCGCGAATGCCAGAAGATGGCGAATGAAACACCCAACACTATCGCAGAACCGGCGGCGATTGCCGCACAAACGCCGGTCAAGGCACCGAAAGAACCGAAAGCACAGAAGGCAGCAAAATCCGCCTGCAACCCCAAGACAACGGCTGAATCAGGCGAATCCAAGGCTCCCCGCGAAGGCAGCAAGACCGCCAAGGTGATCGAAATGCTTCAACGGGACAACGGCGCAACGCTTGAGGAAATCATGAGCACTTTTGGATGGCTACAGCACACGACCCGCGCCTTGGTTTCCGCAGGAGGCCAAATCACGAAGAAGCACGGTTTCACGGTAGTCAGCGAGAAGGTTGGCGAAGAACGCCGCTACCGCATTGCAAGCTAAAGAACCAAACCACACGAGATAAGCCGCTGGCCAACGCCGGCGGCTTTTCTTCGTTCAGGCGACAATTTCCTTCTCTAAAGTTTCTGACGCACCTTGCCATTGGCTTACCCGTTCCGCTTTCACTTCATCAAACGTCTGCCCCGTAGCGGCCAGCATGACGGTTTTGCCCTTGGCGTAATCTAAATACCTTTGGCAGATCACATCAGCGTATTTCGGATCAAGTTCCGTACTGTAACAGGTCCGACCAGTCTTTTCCGCGCAGATCAATGTCGATCCGGCACCGCCAAACAAATCCACCAGCAAGTCGCCAGCTTTGCTCGAATTCACAACGGCCCGCTGTACCAGTTCCACCGGCTTCATGGTTGGGTGCAGCCGATTGGCCGAAGGTTTGTTTTCCGTCCAGACCGTCGCCTGCGATTTATCGCCATACCATGCATCCTTTTTGCCTTCGACGTAGGCATAAAAGATTGGCTCGTGTTGGAACTTATACCGCCCGAAGCCCCACGCAAACGTATTCTTCACCCAAATAATCTGACAGCGAACCTCGAATCCCGCCGCCTCCATAGCATTTTGAAATTCACGCTGCCAAGAACTTGAATGGCACACATACATCGATGCGCCGGCCTTCATCAAATTTCGATAATTGGTGAAAATCGAAAGCAAAAACACACGAAAGGACTCTGCCGACATATTGTCATTGATGATCTTCAGTTTTTCCTTTGTTTCGCCCTTGATATCAACATTGTACGGAGGATCGGTGAAGATCATATCCGCCTTCTGCCCATCCATCAATAGTTCAACATCTTCAGCACTTGTGGCATCCCCACAAAGCAACCGATGGAGACGTTCCGGCGTATACTCCTTACCGCAAGAATCACATTTGCCGCCATTACTATCTTCTCCGCAATGCTGACAAACTTCCCGTGCGCCGAGCAGCCACAGATCACCGCGCCGCGAGACCGGCGTGACAGGAACCGCAGGGACTTGATCTTCTTCCGGCGTTTCACTTGCGATCAAAAACGAATCTAATTCACTCGGATCGAACCCGGTCAAACTCAAATCGAAGTCCATGTCTAACGCGCGAAGATCAACCATCTCCTGCGCTAG